GCATACCGGGAGAACCAGAGAATGCCCTCCATCGCAGAAGACAGAATTGAGGATGCCGCCTCCCACCTGTTTAAACATACCGGGGCGGTGGTGGTAGCGGTGTTTAAGGTCAACCCAATGTTTGGCACACGGGTGCTACACAGAGCCTACACAAAGGAAGGCCGGGACAAGATTAATGACGGGCTGGATGTCGGGCTGTTTACATCCAATGCGGCCAACAACAAGGATGTGGTGGCGCTGATGGCGGGGGAGATACCCTGCGGCAGCTACACCCAGGCGCAGAGTGAGATTGGCCTTTGGTACATTGAGAAGGGAATGACCTATGGGTGTAGAGTGGGTGTTCCACCTGACCCCAGCAGGTTCATTGGACAGATTACCGTTGGATGGGCCGAACAGCCTGAAGACATGGAAAAGATTAACAACCTGCTGCTCATAGCGGCAACAATGCTTTCAAGGAGCAAACAGTAATGCTGACCCTATTTTCAACCCTGATCTCTTTCCTGATGGGCGGCTTGCCCAAGTTGCTGGAATTCTTCCAAGACCGCAGCGACAAAAAGCATGAGATGGCTTTGGCCCAGCTTCAGATTCAGCGGGAGTTGGAGATGCGAAAACTGGGCTTTGAGGCCCAAGAGCGGGTCGAGCATATCAAGTCTGAGCAACTGGAGATGGAAACCAAATCCAACGATAAGCAAGCCCTGATCGGCGCTCAACAAGCTGAGATGCAGGCCATATACGCCCACGACACCAGCCTGAATGAAGGCACAAGCACTTGGATGAAGAACCTGCGTGCCAGCGTACGCCCGGTCATCACCTACGGCTTCTTCCTGCTTCTGGTGGGGATTGACTGCGCCCTGATCTGGCACGGCTTCAACAGCAGTGTGAGTTTTGCGGAAATGGCAAACCAACTGTGGGATGATGAAACCCAGGCTCTGTTTGCCTCAATCATTGCCTTCCATTTTGGTGGCAGGGCGTTCGGCAAATGAGGATGTGAAATGGCAGACAAACGCAAAATCCAAGGCGGCTACTACAGGCCAGATTCTTCTGAATATGAGCAGTTTATAAAACTTCTTGATCCAGAAAGGCGAGGGCTAAAGCCGTTTGGCGTTCACAACGTGCATTTGCCCGCCGAAAAAGAAATTAACCCAGATCAGTATCTGGGCGCACGAAGAGCCAACCCACAGAATAAATATGGCGCAAAGGATCGGATGGAGACCCAGGAATATGGGTATGACAAAGAAACAATGGGTAACTTGCTAAAAGCCTACAAAGATGCAATAGCAAAACACGGCATTGCTCCGCTTCATCCTGATGACTTGGCAAACATGGCGCTGGTTGAGGGCCGTTCAAATTTTGGCTATAACGCATATAACCAAAATAACAAAGACGCTCAGAGAATTGCAAAAAATTTAATTAAAGCGGGGCATGACCCGTATGCGGCAGGCTTTCCCGCCGCCATCGCCGATAAACAGCAACTGGCCGAAAGGCTTGGGGTTCCTTTTTACCAAGCTTGGAACGGGGTTAGTCCAGCCGGTAAATCGTATGCAGAGCGAATTGAACAACAACGGTATGCAGTTGAAGACCCGAGAAATCAGGCGTTGAGAGAGTACATTAGGCAAACAATGGGGTATAAAGAACCTGACGTAAAAATAGCGCAAGATGCCCCAGTTGAATTACCAACAGATTACCGTGCTGGCGGCAGGGTTCGGCTAATATGAATCTCAGCCCAGAGGCCATCAAGGTCATCTGCCATCATGAGGGCATTCGGTTTAAACCATACCGATGCCCAGCACAGCTTTGGACAATAGGAGTAGGTCATGTTCTTTACCCAGATCAAGGCAAGCTACCAATGGATCAAAGAGGGGCTTACCAGCTTCGGCCAGAAGATAGCCGCACGTTTTCAAAGGAAGAAGTAGATGGGATTCTCAGAAGCGATCTTGCAAGGTTTGAGCGTGGAGTGGCTCAGTTCTGCCCCGTTCCCCTTACACAAGGTATGTATGATAGCCTTGTTAGCTTTAGTTTCAATGTCGGTCTTGGAACACTCCAGCGTTCAACGCTTCGTCAAAAGCTGCTTCGGGGCGATAAAGCGGGTGCTGCGGAAGAGTTCCTCAAATACTGTTTAGCTGGGGGAAAAATTTTAAAAGGTTTGCAAAACCGGAGGATTGATGAACGAGCTATGTTTTTGTCGTAGGCTTGCCCCATTTTTCTTCCGGCCAGTTGGCATTGATGCGGTATTTCAACGTCATCCAATTAACCTCAAGATGTCTGGCAAGCGTGGCAATAATAAATGGCCTGCCTTGATAGGTAACATGAACATTGCTAGATATGTTTGCCTGTTGCTCATGCCGGGTTGCCCATCTACAATTGAGCTTAAAGTACCCCTTAGAGTTGTCAATACGATCAAGGCTGGTGTTGTTTGGCTTTTCACCCATATCGGCAAGGAACGCTTCAAATGTTTGCCATTCGCTTGATACCGTTATCCCCCTTCCTCCATACTGAGCATATGCTGCATGCTGTGGGTTTTCGCATCTTTGGCGCATTGCAATCCATGTGGAATACGTTTTTGTTAGGGTTGCATTTTTTGCGTGCCCGTGTTTGGTGTGTTGTGTTGCTGTCCCGCATGACTTTGAGCAAAACTTTCCACGGCCTTCTGCAACCCTGTTTTCAGATGTTTCAAACGGTGTTCCGCATCGTTGACATTGTGTTTGAATGCGCTTATAAATGGGCTTCATATTTGTCTCCAAAGATGCCTTATTGTAATGCAAATATGGCTGGTGGGAAAATACTCAAAGGGCTGCAAAATCGGCGTATCGATGAACGAGCCATGTTCTTGTCATAAGGTAGATCATGCCACTCAAAAAAATTCAACTCAGGCCCGGTGTAAACAGAGAAAACACACGGTACACCAATGAGAACGGGTGGTATGACAGCGACAAGATTCGTTTTCGCCAAGGTACGCCAGAGAAGCTTGGCGGTTGGATTCGCATCTCAGCAAACACATTTGTTGGTATCTGTCGATCCCTTTGGGCCTGGGCAACGCTGGGCGCTGCCAACCTCTTGGGGGTTGGCACAAACCTGAAGTTCTATATTGAGAACGGCGGGGCGTACTACGACATAACCCCGGTCAGATCGTTGTCCACGCTGACCAACCCGTTTGCCACCACCAACGCATCAACCACCGTCACTGTGACGGATGCCGCTGGCGGGTACATCACAAACGACTTTGTCACGTTCACAGGTGGAACGGCGGTTGGTGGCTTGACCATCTCTGGCGAGTATCAGATTACTGTTACCGGCGCAACCACTTACACCATTCAAGCCGCCTCTGCGGCAACATCCACTACCACTGGCGGTGGCACGGTTTACGCCGTGTATCAGATCAATGTTGGCCCTGCTTACGAAGTTCCTTTGAGTGGCTGGGGCGCTGGCCCGTGGAGTTCGGGAACGTGGGGGAATGGTACAACGTCCACTGACTCCCTGCGTCTATGGAGTCAGTCCAACTTTGGCGAAGACTTGATCTTTGGCCCCCGAGCCGGGCCAATTTATTATTGGGATGCTTCTATTGGCTTCACAGGCTCCACTTTTACCGTGACGATTGCCAGCCCTGGGGTTCTGTCCACCAGTTTAAACCTTGTTAACGGGACGGCACTGACGTTGACCACCACCGGGGCTTTGCCCACGGGCCTACTGGTGGGTACAGTCTATTACGTTGTAAACGTGTCTGGTACGCAGTTCAGCCTTGCCGCTACCTATGGCGGGTCGGCTATAACCACCACCGGAACACAGTCAGGCACTCATTCATTCTCCCCCAGAGGTGTTGCCCTGACGGCTTTGGGAGGCGGGTCGAGCGTCCCGGTGATACAGAACTTCATTCTTGTGTCCGACACAAGCAGGTTTGTGTTTGCCTTTGGAACAAACGATTACGGGTCATCTGCCCAAAATCCAATGTTGATTCGTTGGTCAGATCAGGAGTCTCCGGTAACTTGGACTCCAGCCGCAACCAATCAGGCTGGTAGCTTGCTTCTCTCCCATGGCTCAGAGATCGTCACCGCTATACAGTCCCGGCAGGAGATATTGGTGTGGACAGATTCCTCCCTGTACTCTCTCCAGTACGTTGGGCCACCTGTTGTGTGGGGTTCCCAGCTTCTGGGAGATAACATATCAATCGTGTCTGAAAACGCAGTTGCCTATGCAAACGGTGTTGCGTACTGGATGGGCGTGGATAAGTTCTACAAATACGATGGCCGCACGCAGACGCTGAATTGCGACTTGCTTCAATATGTATTTAACAACGTCAACAAGCTTCAGTTTCAGCAAGTGTTTGCCGGGACGAACGAGGGCTTCAATGAAATCTGGTGGTTCTACGTCAGCAATGACAGTCTGGACTACACCATTGATAGCTATGTGATATTCAACTACTCAGAGAATCAAGGTCAGGGATGCTGGTACTACGGTTCACTTGCCCGGACGGCGTGGTTAGACACTGGCTTACGGGATAACCCCTTGGCCGCTACATACAGCTACAACATCGTCAACCATGAACAGGGCGTGGATAACTCTGAAACAGCAACGACTCTGCCCATTGAGTCCTTCATCACCTCGTCTGAATTTGACATAGAGGATGGGGACAGGTTTGGGTTTATCTGGCGGGTGCTGCCTGATATGAAGTTTGTTGGCTCCACAGCCGCAAACCCACAGGTCACCATGTATCTCAAGCCCATGCAGAACTCTGGCTCTGGATATAACGACCCCTCATCATTGGGCGGGTCTGATAACGCCACAGTTACTCGCACGGCAACGGTTCCAATTGAAGCGTTCACTGGTCAGGTATACATTCGTGTGCGGGGCCGTCAGGTGTCCATGGAGTACAGGTCAACAACCCTTGGCGTTCAGTGGCAGGCAGGCTCACCACGGATTGACATCCGTCAGGACGGCAGAAGATGACTGACATCACCAAAGTCGTTGCGCCACGGATGCCCAATGCGCCGTTGGAGTATGAATCACTGTACCAAGAGCAGTTTATGAACATCCTGCGGTTGTATTTCAACCAGTTGGATAACGCCACCCAGCAACTCATCACAAACAACAACCTGCTGTATTCTGTTTACACAGTGGCTACGCTGCCCAGTGCGGTAACCAGCGGCAAGGGCGCTAGGACATTTGTGTCTGATGCTCTGGGGCCAACATTTGGAGCAACGGTAGTGACAGGTGGCGCTGTAGCCACGCCCGTGTATTCAGACGGCACGAATTGGAAGGTTGGTTGATATGGAAAAGATGACCATCAAAGAAATCCTTGCTGCCGATCTGGCAAAGAACTACAAAGATGAAAATGCCACTGCGGATGAATACTACGATGGAATAAAAAAACTTGTTGAAACAGGCACAACGCTTGAACGAGTTGGGAATACATTATTTATTTGTACACCAATAAGCAAAAGCGAAGTTGAATTCCATTCCTGCAATGCAGAAAACAAACAAAAACTCATGGAAAACGGAAACATCTTTCTATCAAAGTTGTTTCAAAACGGGTGTAAAAAGGCCATTACATATTACGATGATCCAAGGTCAACAACTTTATTGGATGGGTTTGGGTTCCCGTACAAAATAGAAAAAGTTGACCAGGGTAAAAATGCAACATACAAAGCGGAAGTGGGTGTGTAATGGGGGCATTTGATAAAGTAAAACGAGGCGCTGAAAACCTTGCCAAAGGCGAAGACCCCGGCGTTTTTGGGGGCGGTGGTGGTGGTGGTGGTGGTGGAGGGGGCGGCTGGAACCCCTTTACTGGCTCAATCCTTCCCGGCGTTAACAATCCGTTTCAAAGTGGAAGCTCGGGTTTAAACCAAGCCCTGACTGACTTTGATAAAACTGTTGGCATATCTGCCATAAGCCGGGAGGCAACTCAGTTTTCTAAAGACATTGGATTAACTGGCGCTGTCAAAGAGGTGTCAGATGTTGTACACAACATTGGCAAGGCCGCTGAAAAAGACCCGCTTCAATATGCCGCCATTGTGGCTTGTATTGCCGCCGCTCCGTATACGGGTGGAGCTTCCTTAAAAATCATACCTTATATCCAGGCTACGGCCAAGGTAACAAGTAAGCAAACGTCCGTTGAGGACATGATCAAAGAGGGCGCAAAAGCCTATGTTATTTCTTCTGCGGCTTCTGCGGCTGGGGATTACGTTGCAGGGGATCCGGTCACTGGAGATATAACGGGTGGCTACGTCCCTGCAACTGGCGCAACCGGCGCAACCGGCTCCATGGCAGTGGGTAAGGCTGCTGGGAATATAACTACAAATATTGTTGCCAATGCCGCCAGGGGTGGCAAGGCCACAGTGGGAGAGATTGTTGCGGCAGGCGTATCTGATGCGGGTCTGGCATATCTTGCAAAAGAATATACCCCAAACTGGACAAGTCTTACGCAAAAACAACAAGCCGCCGCCATTGATGGTGTAAAGACTGTGCTGGGTGATAAGTCTGCGGCCTCCAAACTTGTAAATGATGCCTTAAGCTCTTCCATTCAAGCCGCCTCAAAGGCTGCGATGGCAGTGGGCTATGACAACCCCTGGCAAAAGCAAGCGGCAGAAGAGGGCGGGTTCACTGATGCCAAGACGTTTAAAGCCGCAGACAAACTTGGGATCACCAACATCGGTGAATACGATGAGGCGCTCAGAGGTGGCTTTTCCAGCGGCGATGAATTGCGGGAGGCCAAGGGCTATGGCATAGCCAACAGAACAGACCTGATGGATTTGAAGTCTGGCGGGTTTGATAGTCTTGCCCAGTTGAATCAGGCCAAGCAGGGTGGATTTACCTTAAAGGATGATTTTGTTGATGCCAATCAGTTGGGTATTGCCAGCCTTACTCAATACAACCAATACAAAGACGGGCAATGGACTGACCCAGAAGAGTTTAAACAAGGGATGGCAAAAGGGTTTGCTGATAAAACAACCTATGACGATGCCACCACCAGAGGATTTGAAAACAAAGCAGACTACACCAAGGGCACTGATCTTGGCTTCAAAACAGGCCAGGACTACAAGTTAGCCACCGACAACAACATTGATGCCAAAACATGGAATGAGAATAACGACAAGTCCAAAACGGCTGGGTGGGACAACTATGCAGATCAAGTAAATGCAGAAAAGACAGGTTTTAAAAATCCTGATGAGTACAAGTATGCAAAAGCTGTTGACCTTGAGAATGAAGGCTCAGACATAACTCAAAATTACTTTGCCTCACAGATAACTGAGGTGGGCGAAGATTTGTATGCATTACCAGAAAACGCAGGCTTGTATAACGCCAAGACCGGAGAGGTCACGGACTTTGATGGCAAGGTGATTCACAACATGTTTGAGGGCATCGTAAAAGAAATCAACAAGCTGGATGTCAATCAGTTTGTGCAAAGGCCCCGAACCACCACAGGCCCAACAGGCCCCATGTCCGCAACGGACGCATTGTCCCAAGCGGCACAGGTCATCCCAGACTATCTACAAGACCCCAGCCAGATTGCCAAGCGCAAGGAGCGGGGCACACCTTACTCAACAAATCCTGAATACAGCGTGTTGAACCCGCAGGCCCCATTGGCCCAGCCGACTCAACCCCAACAGAAGCCGCAACCCCTCGCATTGCCCAACCCGGAAGTGGTGCAATCGGGGCTGTTTTCTGGTATTCTTTCCCCGTATAACCCGCAGCAAGGTGGCCCTTATGGATGACGAAGAAGACTATTCCCGGTATTTTGATGCCGCATCGGAGTTTGATGCTCCTTCGTATTCTGAAGCTGCGCCGTCCACACGGTCTTTAACTGCACCATCAGATCAAACCTATGACTACTCCCGGTTCTTCAATGATGAATCTGGGATAAATCAAAACACGCAGTTTCCTGACAGGGTGAACGGGCCAACACCCGCCATTCTTGGGGACACGGGTCGCCGTGATCAAGACCTTGAAGACTATCTTGCCATGTTGAAGGGTAGCCAAACCATCCCCGGCAATGATCAAAGCTTCGGTTTTCTTCCCCCTCCAGGGTTAAATCAAGGGGAAAAACAAGCCATAGCACGGGAAGAGGCAAGCCCTGGCGGCACAGCCATGAACCCGGTGGACAAAAATGGTTTGATGGGTGGCATCTCAGCCGCCTACAAAGCATTGCAACAGGCAAACAAAAAGGCTGGCCCTGATCAGATGTCCAAAAAGGACATGATGTCCCTGCTCATGCCCATGCTGTTGGCAATGATTGCCAAGCAACAGGGTGGGTCTGGCATGTCTGCGGCTCAACAGGCCACACAGCCATCCATCCCCAATTTAACTGCCAAACGGGAAATGACCCCCTATGCCCCAACTTCCCGCCCAGGCGCTGGTGGCAAGAAGTACTTTACTGACGTTGAGTACAGGGCCGCTGGCGGTGGTATTGGTGACCTTGGCGGTTACTCAGATGGCGGTAGGCTATTAAAAGGCCCAGGGGATGGTGTTTCCGACTCAATTCCTGCGAAAATAGGCCAATCACGACCAGCGAGGTTGTCTGATGGGGAGTTCGTTATCCCCGCCCGTATCGTTTCAGAACTTGGTAATGGCTCAACAGAGGCTGGGGCAAAGAAGCTCTACGCAATGATGGACAGAGTCAAGAAGGCCCGGAACCATAAAAACATTGCCGCCAACACCAAGGCCGACAAACATTTACCCGCTTGAGGTTTAAACATGGCAACTCCCCCTACCGCAACCCCAGGTATGACCACCACCGCTGGTGGTACAACCTCATCTGGTTTATCTGATTGGGCGCAACCATACATTGTTGGCACGGCCACTGATCCCGGATACCTCACAAAAGCCAAGGCTCTTGGCAACAAGGGGTATGAGGCTTATGGTGGGCCATTGACTGCTGGTACGTCCGATCTTCAGACAAAGGCATTCCAGGGCATTGGCGGTCTGTCGGTTCCCGGCTCAATCAATCAGGCCACAACCACGGCTGGCAATGTGGCAAATCGATTTGCAGGGATGAATTTTGACCCAACGCAGTTTGGGAGTCAGTTTTCAGCACCGGGCGCATATCAGACAGGTCAATTTGACACCGACACGTTTGGCGCAGAACAGGCCCAACAGTACATGAACCCGTACTTACAGGCCGCATTAAATCCTCAGTTGGAAGAGGCCCGTAGACAATCCCAGATTACCCAGTTGGGAAACCAAGCCAAGGCAACTCAGGCTGGAGCGTTTGGCGGGTCACGCCAAGCTTTGATGGATGCAGAAACTCAAAGGGCTTTGGGGACTAACCTTGCCAACATCACCGGGCAGGGCTACAACACGGCCTATGACAAGGCTATGGCTCAGTTCAACGCTGACCAAGCCCGTCAGATGCAAGTCCAGCAAGCCGGGGAGCAGTCCAGACAGTTTGGCGCAGGTCAAGGTATGACAGCCGCCCAACAGGCCGCTCAGTACGGTTTGGCAGGACAGCAAGAGGCAGAGAAGTCCAAGCAGTTTGGTGCAAACTACGGCCTGGAATCCTTGAAGAATCAACTTGCCGCCGCACAGGCGCAGGGTCAGTTGGGCCTTACCGAGAACACGGCCAACCTTGCCAATCTCCAGCAACAACTCACTGCGGGGGATGTACAGCGCAAGATTGAGGCCGAGGGGGTTAAGGCTGACCTGGACGAATTCAACGTGCAGCGTGAGTTCCCGTATAAACAGATTCAGTTCCAACGGGACATTCTGTCGGGCCTGCCGGTATCTGCGATCACATCCCAGGCTCCACAGATGAATGATGTGGCGGCATTGGTTGCAAGCATGGGTGGCATGTCTAAGATGATTTCAACTGCACAGGGCGATCCTTCTGTGAAGAAACTTCTCAAATACCTGGGGCTTGACCTAGACGAGGCTGTGTAATGAATCTGATACAAGTACAAGACCGCTTAAAGGACATGCCTACACAGGCAATCATGTCCTATGCCAATGGATCAAACCCGGACGTACCTCCGTACCTTGCCCTGGGTGAATTGAACCGCAGAAAGCAGATGGAGCAAAAGCAGGTACAGGCTCCTCAAGGCACGGTCAAAGATCAGATTGAGCAGTCCGTCAAGCTTGCCCAAGCCCAGAAGGCCGCACAGGCCCAGGGTCAGCAGAAGATGACTGAGGCCATGGGAGCACAGCAAACCCCCGTACCCGGTGGCACACCTCAACCACAGGAGCAACCTGAAGCGGGTATTGCCCAATTACCCACAGGCCCCATGAATTTCCGTGATGGCGGGATTGTTTCATTTGCTGACAACCCAGATCAACCCGTTGGTCAAAACATGCCATCGGACGAGGAAGAGAAGGACAGACGGCGTAGTGCAGACAGAAGGGCGCTGGCAACCATTCCAGCTTTCTTGTTAGATGAAATTCAGGCTCCTGTTAGAGGTGCGGCTAACGTGCTTGGGGCATCTGCATCTGGGGTGCAAAATTTTGCCAATCGTGTGGTCAATGCGCTGGCTGGTACAAACTTGGCCGAGAACCTTGATTACAACCCAAATATAAAACTTCGCCCTCTTCGGGAAAAGCGTGACCAACCTGCGTCATCAGATCTGGAGACATCACGATATAGGCCAGAAGGCACTGATCGCCCCTCAGAGTCTGCGTCTGCTGTAAAAGCAATGATTGAGGGAACTCAACTTGGGCAAGCACCCGGCGCACAGCGTGGATCAGGCCCCCGTCCTCCCAGTGCTGGTGGCGGCAGAGCGCCCGGTGGAGCGCCACAGGCTGGTGGGCCACCCGTTGCTGTGGATCCATATGCCGAACTGATGCAACAAGTCAAAGGTCAGACTGTACAGTTGCCAAAAAACCCCGATGAGCTTCGGGCTGAACGGGCTAAGACTGATCCATATTTAAACACTCTACCCGGCTCAAAGCTGGAAGAACTGCACGCCAAGATTGCACAACGAGACGAGGAAGACCGGGCAACATTCCTTAAAAACGAAGAGCTACGCAAGCAGGGACGTTTAAACAGGGGCTTGATGGCTGGTGCAGAAGCTACCCGAGGCCAGGGTGGTCTTGGTGCTTTGGGTTCATTCTTCATGGGGTTCAACAAAGCCAATGAGGCCGAAGATGAATCTGCAATGTCACGCATGGATGCCCAGCGGAAGCTGGAGCGTCAGCAGGAAGTTCTGCGTGCGGAGGTGCTGTCAAAGGTGGAGGATGCCAGGATTGCCCGTTCAGAGGGCCAGTTCAAGGAGGCCGCAGGTTACGAGAAAGATGCCGCCAACGCTCAAAACCAACTCAGCCAACTCAAGCTTACTCAACTGACCAGCCTTGCCCAGGCTGTGGAAACACGCCGCCACAACATTGCAACCGAAGAAGGCCAACGAGAGCAGTTGAGATACACCCGTATGGCCGCAGCAAAAGGCCCAGAGATTGAGCAGGTGTTTAACTTCCTTGCCAAACAATTCCCAGACAAAGATCCTGCCGCTTTGTTGGAAATGGCCGTTAAGAATACCCGCCCAGGCATTGCTGGTGATGCGGCTGCAAACACAAAATTGATTGGCGCAGAAGCGGACATACGGAAAAAATACGCAGGGCAAAAATCGGTTTTGACGGGCAATGCATTGGCAAAGATAGTGGCTTTGGAGAAGCAAGAGATTGAGGATCTGCGTAGATCAGCCCAGGGAATTGGTGGGTTAGACGCATCAGACCCTAACGCTGGTTTCACTATCAAAAGCGTAAAGTAAAAAATGCGTACTTATGAAATTGCTGCGCCCGATGGTAAGACGTATGAGATCGAAGGCCCAGAAGGCGCAACAAAGGCGCAACTTGTGCAGTTCTTGCTTGCCAAGAATCCATACGCAGGTCAAACAACTCAGGAACTCAAAGAAGCCCCAAGTGCTCCATCCAAACTCAAGGATGTGGGCATTGCCGCCCTCACGGGCTTGGCAGGTGGCGCTCAGTCCCTGACTGACCTATTTGGCGCAGGGAACATTGCATCCAGGGGTCTATCCAGCGTTCAGCAATCAGCGCAGGAAGGTCTGTCAGAGGCCCGTAAGGCAGAGATTGCCAGGGACGAAGAACTGAAGAAACGTGCCGAAGGTAGCTTCCTGGACGAGGCTGGTGCTGGCTTTCGCTCCTTTGCCAACGCCCCATTGCAGGAGGGCATCCAAGCCCTCTTTTCATCCGCTCCAATCATTGCCGCAGGCGCTTTGACAGGCGGTGCTGGTGCTGTCCCATTGACTGCCGCCCGTGCTGGTCTTGCCGCCCGTGCGGCACAGGCTGGACGAGTTGCCACAAGCGGCACAGGCGTTGGTGCTTTGATGGGCCTGGGTGGTCAGAAGGGTCAGGACTATGAGGCGGTCAAACGGGAACTGATGGCCCGTGGCATGCCAGAACCCGAAGCAGAGGCCAAGGCCCAAGAGGCGGCGGCTTACAGTCTTCAGAACCTACCCCGTCAAGCTGTTGCCGCTGGTGCTGGCGCATTAGAAGGCCGGTACGGTGTTGAGGGTGCGCTGTCCAACTTTATGAAACAACGAGCAGCCACTGCCGCTGCCGGTAAAGCGTTTACACCTGAACTGCCTCCTGGCTATGGCAAGGCCGCAGTTTCATCAATATTCGGTGAGGTGATCCCCGAAGGTATTCAGGCCGCTACAGGGCAAGTGGGTACTAACATTGCTTTGACGCAAGCAGGCATACCAACTGATGCCCTGAAAGGTGTAACCAGCGCAGTGGCCCATGATGCCGCTGTTGCCGCTTTGCTTGGCACGGCAGTGACCCCGTTCCAGAAAATCAACATGGTTCGGGAATTCAATCAGACAATGGTTGAAAGACAGCAGAAGGCGATTGAGGAAGATGCCAAGAGGCGGGAAGAGTTTGAGCGCAAGAGGCAGGAAGAAATTGCCAAGACCCGCCAAGAGTTGGGCATACAAGAGAAGCCGCCATTGCTTCTGGAGTCAGACCTGTACAAGGATGAAAAGACAGGGGAACTCAAGTCCAAAACCAAGCTGGATGTTGCACCTCCCGTCACCGATCCATTGATTAACCCATTGGGCAACCTGACCAAGGATGAACTTGGTCAGGCTGTTGGTGTGTCTGATGTTTACAAGTTTGTAGACAATTACCGCCGAAAAAACAATTTACCCAAGCTTGAAACTTATTCCATTGAAGACCTGAAGGATGCCCAGCCGGGATTGGCAGAGGTTGGGGAGAAGGGTTCGCTTGAGTCAATCCTGACGTTTAAAACAGGGTACGAGGCTAACACACCAATATCTGCTGACAATGTTTTAGACATTGCGCTACAGAAGAATGTTGAAACGGGAACCAAAGGGTGGAGTGACTTCTTGGCCCGGACAACAGGCAACAACTCCCTGGACACCATGTCTGGCCCTGAGTTGCTTGCAGTCTCACAGGCTTTAAGCAGATTGCCAGACTCAAAGCCAGAATCTGCGCCCATTGTTTTGCCCGAAGGCACTAACGCCAAACTGTTTAAACAAAGCCAATATGACAGCGCAGTCCGGGCCGTTGATACGGCTTTGTCCGGTCAGGGGATAAAGCTTACCCCTGGGCCAATGACTGAAACGGAAACGCTGGACGTAATCAAGCAGGCAACTGGCCTGACCTTGGACAAGCACGCCAAGGCCATTCTGGACACCGCAGTCAAGCAAGGTGACTTTGACCTGGAGATGACCCCGAAGTACGAGGTGACTGACCCGGCCACTGGTGTCAGGGTTGGTGACTTGTACGAAACCCGTAAAGAAGCGCAGACCGCTGCCAAGCCCAAAGGTTTAAACGTCAATGAGGTGACGGAATCCGCAGTTGTTGCGCCCAAGACCGCCACCACCTTGCCTGAAGACTTTGACATCCAAGAAGGCGAGTTCAAGGCTGGCGAAGCACCCGAAAGCTTTGACATCATGGCCGGGAACACGGTTCTTGCCAATACAGCATCCTATGAAGATGCCGCAGGAAGAATCGAAGGATTTACCAAAGTAAGAAAACGGATGGCTGACCAAGAAATAGCCAAGATTACAAAACTGCAAGAAGAAATTGCCAACAGCCAGAATGACCTTGAGCAAATGGAGGCCAGGGGTGAGGCAAACACTCAGGCTTACATCAATGCCCGTGGCGCTCATGCAAGACTGCTTAAAGAGCAGGAAGCCAAAACAAACGAAGCATTTGACAGGGCGGGTGAATATGACCCGGAAACAACCCCAATTTCCATCAAGCCCCGCAAGCTGACCCCTGTTCGCCGCCGGGGCCATACCGTTCTCCAGAAGGGCGTGCCGTCTGCCACCTTCCCAACCAGAGAGGCCGCAGAAGAACATATCCTCGCCAACCTGACTGACCAGCAACTCAAGAAGCTGACCAAGACTACGGGCGAGAAGAGGTCTGCTTTTGAGGTATTTGGCAGGGAGATACTGGACGAGCAAGGCCGTCCGGTAGAGGTTGATGTTTACTCAAAACGCAGGACGCTGGCAAGACGGGCGTTGGCCGAGTTGCAGGCCCGTGAGGACAAGAAGGCCGGGGTCACCAAAGGCTTTGCGGTCAAACGCTCTGAGATTGAGGGAGAGCCAGAGGTTTCCCAGGAAGTCAAAGACAAAATTACCGAACTGGAGAAGTTTTTGCTCCCAGCCCTGCGAAAGCTGGGTTTAAACGATGTCGCCCTGAAGATCGAGCAATCCATCGCAGGTGGTAGGGCAGGTGGCTCCTACTACAAGAGCCTGATCAAGATTGCCATGGACGAGAAGAACCCTCTGTTGACCATGCGCCATGAGGCGTTGCATGCCTTGAAGGATCTAAAGTTCTTTACACCACAGCAATGGGCCACTCTGGAGCGTAAGGCCCGAACAGAATGGGTGGGCAAGTACCTGCGTCAGCGTAATGCTGATGGAGAGCCAATCAAGCCCGGTGAGACATCCCGCTACGATGCCTACGAGTACATGAACATCATTGAACCGACTGTGTTCAATGAGCAGAACCCTGACAAGCCACAGAGAACGGTCATGTCCCAAGCGGACTTCATGGACTTGATCATTGAGGAAGCAATTGCTGATGCGTTTGCCGACTTCACTGTAAACAAACCCCCACCTGGGATGATCGCTGCGCTGATGCAGCGTTTAAACAAATTCTTTGAAGCTCTGCGTAATGCCATGGCTGGCGCTGGGTTCCAGACAGTGGATGACATCTTTGGCAAGGTTGAGGCTGGTGAGTTGAAAGCCCTGGGTCAAGGTCCCGCTGGAGCCAAAGCAAAGCTTTCGGTGACTGCCGAGAAGGTTGAAGAAGTTGACCCCAATGATGTTGGCAATATTGTCACCAATAGCGCATACAAAGATGCTGGTGTTAATGTACTAGGCTCTCAGATTGAAAAAACATCTAAGCCATTAGAAGTTGATGATGTTGGCAAATTGTTTGACGATGCGTATATGGCAGAGTTTGGCAAAGCAGGCGATTGGCGCAACCCCGTTGATTTTAAACGTGCTGTAGTGCAGGCTGTAGATGAGCTTAAAGTCCAAATGCAGCAGGCAAAATCTGGTCTAGATTGGTATGACGAGGATGTTGCTGAAGCGTTTAAACTTACCCAGCGTTACATACCAAGTTTAAAAAATCCTGAAAAGCGTGCTTTGTTTTCGGTTATTGCAGGGATCATGTCCCCCAGCACTAACGCAAGAGACAACTGGGTAATTGCCGCCCAAGCCTATCAGCACTATGAAAAAACAGGAACTTTGCCTGGAACCAATCCTGCAACAGGTGGGCTTTGGATGGGTGGCCTGGAATCGGCCAACAAGAAAAAGCAATTGGACATGCTTAACGCAATGCTTCAACCAAAATCAAAAGGTGGCTTGGGTGAGAAGGGCGCTGTTGAATGGTTGCAGGGCGTGCATACAGTTGCAGAAATAACAAGTTTTCGCTCTAAATACGGCGGCATGGGCAAGTCTAGTACCGGCGGCAAAGCAACAGATATTCTGCCCGGTTTCACAGCCTTTGGCCCAAAAGTTGGGCCATTCGTTATGAACATAAATGGTATACACGAAGTAACTGTTGATGTGTGGATGACACGCACCTTCAATAGATATTTTGGACAAATGATGGGGCCTGATGGTAAGATGGTTCGTGCCCCAACAGAGCCACAACGTGTTGCAATTAAAAACCTCGCAGTTTTAGCAGCACAGCAACTTGGCATCAAGCCTTACCAAGTGCAGTCAATGCTTTGGTTCATGGAGCAGCAAATATTTAACAAGCTTGGAACAGGAGCGAAAAGCTATGGGTTCAGTGACGGGGCAACCAAGTTCAGCGAAACGCAGGAAGGAGCTGGAGTATCAAAAGTGCCTCCTGCAAACATCGGCGCTAATGCGACTGCGAACAAACCAACCAGAAAGCAAGCTGTCGGATCTGGCGTTCAAGCGGGTAAACTCTCAGTTAGATCAACTGGACAAGAAGTAACAGATGAAAACATACGATCTGCAAAACCTACCGTTCGACCCAGCGGTGGAGGCAATGAAAAAATCAACTACGGGCCGAAGTACTCCCTCAGAGGGGACATCCGATCTTATAGAGCAGGTGATGAAGAGACACCAACTCACACGGCAAGAAGCCTTGGAGATGCTGGAGGCGTTCGGGTCTTAGGCGCAAAGCCTATAACGCAGTACACCCCTGCTAACTCATTCAAAGGTATTGTTAGCCAATACGGGTATCAATCCCCTGCGTTTTATGAAATCAGCGGCAAAGACGCTGATGTGTACGAGCGAGCAATACAAGACGCAAAAAATTCCAGCCCTTATGGTGCGGCTGTCTACGTCTACCCCGTAGATGAATACGCAAACATGCGCCTCTTTTTGACAGAAGATGGCAAGTCTGGATTTGCCCTAAAAGGCGATGACATCGTTTCAGTCTTCTCTGGGCCACCACACAAAGGCTCTGTCAATTCCTCAATTCAACTGGCCGTCCAAGAAGGTGGCAGAAGGCTTGATGCGTTTGATACTGTACTCACAGACATCTATCATGCCAACGGCTTCCAAATTGTTGGGCGCATGAACTGGAATGAAGAGTACAAGCCTGATGATTGGGACAAACAAACATTTTCAAAATTTAACAGTGGTGAGCCTGATGTTGTTTACATGGCCTACAACCCAGATGACAACAGAACGATATTTGAGAACCCAGGTGAATATTTTGATGACCCTGATGAGCTTGCACAAGCTCAAAGGGACGCTGTAAACGCATACTACAACGAAGGAACTGGCTATGGATCTGCACAGCAAGCTGAAGCGTCTAGAAGACTCAAAGCCCAAACGGGAACAGTTTCAGGGCAAAGAGGAGTTCGAAGAGGCGTACAACTACTGGATGAACAGACAAGGGCAAAGTATCCCGGTCTTGAGGAACCTGTTAAAGGGTTACCAGCAACGGTAAAGGTTGACGGCGTTGATGTGACGTTTGGCCCCTACATTCCCGCACGGGAGGCGGCGGTTTTGTACGCTGAAGAGTCTGGTCTGCCTTACCGACAGCAATCAAGCTATCACAAGCTTGACCCAGAGTTCTCCAAAATGCTGGCAAGTTCTTATGCCCGGATGATTGATGAGCCGAATGCTCCTCAAGTCAAGGCCGCATACAAAGCATGGGCAGATGAAACTATTGCCCAGTACAAAGCAATGCTCAAGACGGGCATCACGGTTGAGTTTTTTCCGGATGCCATAGACACCTACGGCAACCCAAGAAATTCCATACTGGATGTTTTAAACAACAACCATCTGTATGTGTTCCCTGCTGATGGCGGGTTTGGCAAAGACGCAATCACTGACGAGCAGATAAGGAGCAATCCTGCGCTGGCATTGACCGACATCGTTATTTCTGGCCGCAGGGCCAGGGTGGTCGAGGTGTTCCGTGCTACACATGATTTCTACGGTCATATCAAAGAAGGCTTTGGCTTCCGTGCCGAAGGTGAAGAGAACGCATTCCAATCGCATGTAAGAATGTATTCTCCTTTGGCCGCACGGGCCATGACAGCAGGAACCCGTGGACAAAACTCTGAGGTGAACTTTGGCCCCAATGCTGACTTCAACAAAACAGCATCTGGCAAGGACACAAAATACGCAGATCAAAAGATTGGTTTATTGCCTGAATGGGCATCGACCATGGAGATTGAGCCTGACATAGTCGCAGAACCTGCGTCTGTAGTAACGGGCGTTGTTTTAGGAACCCTGCAACCTGGGGCGGCAAGCTTCAAGGGCGCTCACTATGGAAACGCCAAGGTAAACACCCTCAATGGCGACAAGTATGGCACTGGCATCCGTGGCGCAGAAAGCAAACGGCTGGCCCAAAGCAATGACGAGCGCATCAATCGCCGGGTTTATTTCTATACCCAAAAACCAGACGGAACCATGCCTATACCGGAAGCCGGTCTGGGTCAGTACGTTTACACGCAGCAGTTTGACAACATTCTTCCTCCGGGCGTAGAGAGCGACAGACTGTCTGATCAAGCCAAAGGCAACTCAAATGATTTTGAATCATTGGTTGTAGACGCTGGCTACGATGGATATGCCATTCCTGATATGGGCATGATGGTTGTCCTAAATCACAACGCACCTGTTCAGTACCGTGGAACCCGTTCTGAAATGGCAGAGCGGGGCGAGAAGTTGAGCATCCGTCCCCCGCCTTTGATTGGCCGGATAGCCCCCAACACACCAGAATTTAAACGCTTCTTTGACGGCAGCAAGGCCATCAACGATGACGGCTCACCAAGACTGATGTTCCACGGGACAGTGGAAACGCCGGGTGAAGAGGGTAATTTATTCAGCATCTTCAACCTGTCTGATGATGGGAAGCTTGGCTCTGGCGTTTACACAACCTCTGTGCCGGTCTACGCAGAAACCTTTGGGTTCTCCCAGCCTGCGCTGATGCCTCTGTACTTGTCGGCCAAGAACCCCTACAACATCGATCTGGGGGACTTCCCAACCCGGATGAAGGGTGGCAACCTTGTCCTGACAGACGAGGCATTCAATGCCTTAGAAACACAGATGAAAGAGGCTGCTACCAAGCTGTCAGGTAAACGCCTGATGGACTTGGAGGGCAGTCAAGTAAGGAAGATGTTTGAGAAGGCTGGCTATGATTCCATCATTGCCAAGGACAGCTACGGCAACATCATTGAAGCCCTTGCGTTTAAACCTGAACAGGTTAAGTCAGCCACAGGCAATGTGGGAACCTACGACCCCACCAACCCTGACATTCGCTACAGCCTGCGTGCGCCAACTTGGGTTCCACAAAACATTTGGGACATGCACGAAAAATTACGCAGGGCTGACGCAGAGGCTTCTGGTTATGTTAATTTACGAACAAACCAAAAAGGGCGTGTACCTAGCCCTGGCGCTTTGAAACGCAACCAGACAATGGCTTTTCGCAGACTTAACACAGCCATTGAAAATTATCTTAAAACAGATAACTTTGACGATGTTAATGCACTAATGGTGCAAATGAATGAAGAAAGCGGAAGACGAGAGTCTGCATCTGATGAAAAGTTAAGCGTTCGCAACATCATCGGTGACCAGAAGGTCATTGACTTCTACATGACGAAGACCACGGCACGGGAGGAGAAGGGCCATGCGGCCCGTATGCTGGAGGCCATCACCCCGCCCACATACACATCTCTGCGTCAGATGTTTCTGAATCAGTACGACTCACTGGCCCGGTTAGATAACCGCTATGCCAAGGCCAAGGGCATCGTGCGCTTAATGGCTGACTCCAGTGCAGAGGCGGCGGCGTTGATGTCTGACATGGCCGCTGGTGTGGCCGCAAGGGTTATCGGTATGGGTGGTAGCCCCGGTGGTGCTCCTGTGTACCGCAATGGCGCTACCTACATCGACAACAAGAACGGCACGATCAAAGGCCCCGCAGAAATCTTTGCGCCCCTTGCAAAGTACAACGACCCTGATATATACCGTGCCTATCAAGTCTGGGCTGGTGTAAAGCGTGGGTCACGTTACATGCAGAACCCTAACGGAACCTACGAAGAGAAGTTGTTCAACGGCAAGGATGACATTGCCTATGCAGATTTTCTCCTGACAAAGTTCCCTGAGTTTAAACAGGTGCAGGCCGATTGGAATGTTTACAACGATGGGCTTGTGGACTACATGGTCAGCACGGGTGTTATTTCCAAAGAGGGTGGTGAGAAGTTTAAAAAGCACGGGGATTACATCCCCTTCTACCGCCAACTTGAGGGTGAGGAAACCATTGGCCCGAAGGTGTTCCAGAACATCTCAGGGGTCAAGCCTCCCAAGAAGGCAAAGGGTAGTGAGGCCCCATTGGCCGACTTCCTTGAGACAGTTGTAAGGAACACACAAGCCGCCATTCAGTCGGGGATGAAGAATGCCGCCGCCGTCAGGACTGTGGACATGTTGGGTGAGTTGGGTGAAACAACTAAGATTGCCAAGCCTCAAGGCATCAATACCGTGTCCCTCCTGCGGGACGGTAAGGTTGAGCATTACCATGTAAACGACCCGCTGCTGGTGGATAGCCTGAAGAGTTTAAACCTTGCCAAGCTACCCGGCCTGGGATTCCTGTCAGGCCCTGCCAATCTTCTGCGTTCTCTGGTGACCAAAGACCCAGGGTTCATGCTTGCCAACTTGATGCGTGACTCCATGTCTGCATGGGTGACCAGCGGCCAGAACTTCAAGCCCGGTATCGATACCATCCGTTACTTTGGCAAAGCCCTGGCCGGGAACTCACCAGAGGTTGAGGCCCTGCTGAACTTTGGCATGGGTGGATATGAGTTTTCCAAAGGCGTAGAGCAGAGTGGCCGGGACTTGGCCGATACCCTGAAAAAGAAAACACAAGGCCCACGCACGTTTGGTCAGAAAGTCCTCAATGTCGGCCCATCCATTTGGGAAGCCCTAGAAAAAGGCACAACCGCATCCGACATGGCAACCAGAGCCGCCATCTACAAGAAGGTTATGGAAGAGACGGGCAATGAGACTGAGGCTCTGATGCGTGCCCTTGAGGTGATGAACTTCAACCGCAGAGGAAACTCAGTTGTGGTGCGTATAGCCACAGCCGCCATTCCCTTCTTTAACGCCCGTATGCAGGGCCTGGATGTGCTGTACCGGGCAGGTATACGCCCGTACATTCAGGGCAAGGATGCATCGGACTACGAGAAGCAGATTGCCAAGACCTTTGCCATCCGTGGTTTGACCATGATGGCCGTGTCATCCCTGTACTGGGCCATGACCCATGATGATGATGAGTACCTTGCTCAAGAGCAAGAAACACGGGACAACAACTGGCTGTTGCCCAGCCTCGGCATGCGGGTTCCAATCCCGTTTGAGGTGGGTGTGATTTTTAAAGTCATCCCGGAAAGGCTGTTGGAACTCAGCTTTGGCAACGACACGGGCAAGGACTTCAGCGAAGCAATGGTTCGCAACATCAAGAGCAGTCTGTTCATGGACTTGATGCCACAGACGTTTAAGCCCATCTACGAGGTCACCACAAACTACAACTTCTACACCCGCCGCCCCATTGTGGGACAAGGTGCGGAAGGCTTGTCAGATGTGTTCCAAGTTGGGCCTGGGACATCATCCTTTGCAGAAGGCATCGGCAAGACGCTGGGCCTTTCCCCACTCAAGGTTGACCACCTGATCAAAGCTTACACCGGAACCATTGGGATGTACGCCGTAGACACTATTGATTTGGTCATTGACGCAAACAGTGATGTGCCCAAGGCCACCAAGCGGTTTGAGCAAATGCCGTTCATCAAACGGTTTGCCCTCGACCCAGAGGCCCGTGGGAAGGTCACGGCCTACTACGATCTGAAGAACTCAGTGGATGAGGTTGTCCGCACCGTCAATCACCTGGAGAAGGCCGGGAACTATGAGGAAATGGGCGAGTACATGCAGGACAACATGCGTATCCTGGCATCCAAGGATTACATCTCTGCGCTTGAGAAGGAAATGAAATCATTCCGGGAGGTGGCATCCATGATCCGCAACAGCAGGATGAGCGGGGATGAGAAGCGGGATGCCCTACTGGCTGTAACCCAGGCTCAGAACAAGCTGACCGGGAACATTCAGGAAATCAAGAAGATGATAGCTTCAGGTGATTGAATTCAAACAACCACCCGATAGTTTTCCGGTGAGCTTCATCCCAAGCGTTTAAACGCATCTCCTTAGACATCGATTTACCCTGGTCGATTTCCATATGGCAGTGGTAGCAGAGGGCCGCAATTCGGTAATCGTGGGCCTTCAATCCCCTGCCTTTACCATCCCGTAGCTGGTTGGAGTGAGCGGCCACTATCGTGCCATCCTCGACTCCGCATAGCTGACAGGGTGACTCCCGGACAATTTCAAGGAGTTTTTGGTTGCGGTACATCATGGGTTTTTACGGGGTCTGCCCCGGCGCTTGTGTTTATCCCTTGGGGCGCTGGTTGGTTGCTCAAGGGTGTTGAAACGGTGTTCGTTGAAGCACTCCCGGATTCTGTTTACACGGGCCTCAACCTTGCGTTCACTACGCACAACCACCGTTTCAACTCCACATTGAGGACATTTCATTTCTTCTCCTGTTTAAACTGACACTGCTTCAATTTGCATGGGTTTGCGCCGTTTGATTGCATCATCCATTTGCTCAAGCAATTCCACCAAATCTGAATCTAGCAGATGTAGCTTGCCCTTCCATCTGGCAATGGTCAGTTCAATATCGTGTATAAGTTCAGCCTTCATATACTCATCGTTTAAAACATTGAGCGTGAGCCTATACCCGCCACCACTTTCTCTGTCTGATGGCAAGCTGACAAATGCCCGAATGTGAGACGGGGAACGATCAAGCAATGTGATTCGGCATCTTTGAATTAACGACCTTGCCTGATCCTTGCGAAATTGTCTTGCCGCTTCGTTATCGTCCCATTCAAAGTGCTTGTGTAGCACACAGCTTTCGTCCTTTGCCGCTTCAATTACATCGTCAACCATCAACACGCCATTGTTCTGTCGTGCCATCTGTTCCAAAAAATCTTTTTCGTCTTTCATGTTTTCTCCTTGTTAAAAATGCCTGCTGTACCCAACCGATACTTACCCAATCGATCCATGCCTGCCTTACCAAACTCCACCACACCTCAACGCACCTTGCCACGCCTGCCTTTCATTACCCGGCCTTGCCCAGCCGATCCCTGCTAGACCCATCCACGCCTGCCTCACTCCACCATGCCCCGCCTATCCTGGCTACGCCTGCCTTGCCCCACCTGACCTTTCCTCGCCTATCCGTGCCATGCCTGCCGATCCCGTCCCGACCCAACCGTTCCCCGCCTTGCCTGCCTTGCCCAAACCAACCTGACTAGGCCTTTCCGTACCCGTCCTTGACGAACCTTGCCTGCCTTGCCTAAACCTTCAGCGCCGAACCAAACCTCGCCCCGCCTCGCCTGCCAAAATGGGCCGAACCGCACCGTGCCAAACCGAAACGCTCCTAGCCCAGCCTGCCTTGTTTAAACAAAACTCTTTGATTCGCCCAAAATAGAAAACTTTTTGCGAACTTCTTGTTCACGATCAGAAGAAACTACTTGGAACAAACCAAACCCACAGCCAGCACTGGCCTTACTATCAGGACGGCCAGCACCAATGCCCACTTGCAGACCGCATCGGCTCAACAGATTTAACACATCAACAGTCTTAAACTGATCCATGTCAAATCGAACCCGAACCTTGCATGCCCATTCGCTATACATTGGGCGTGACCGGACATCGACCACGCCAGTGGCATTCCTTGTGTGGGCCGTGTAGGTTTTGCTCTCACCATAAACACGAACCAAGGGGATGCCATCTTGTGCATCGTATCCATCAGCCTCAATGAAGGTGGACAACTTGGCAAGGGTCATCTTGAACCCAACCAATCGACAAGCAGAAATCATGGCGCAACGGAATGCGGCGGCATTCATTCCCTCCCACCCTTCGTGACTGCGATACCGGGCATCCTCTGCCTCTTTCTCATAGTCCCTTGCGTCCCGAACCTTTCTGTTTCCAGCGGACTTGCCTTCGGCCATCTTTGCCATGAGTTCAGCTTTTTTGCTGAACCGCTCAATCACCAGCGGGGCAACACCCTCAATGATGAAATCAACAGTTGCAAACTTAGGTGGTGAAATAACGCAGTTTTCGTTGTGCGATACACCAGGGATATTTTCTCGTTTCATTATTCACTCCAAAAAAAATTATTGTTTAAACCTCGGATTGCGTGCATTTGTGTTCGTTGGCTGTACTCCTGTTTTGAAAAAATAAATTGCATTTGGTGCAACGCCATGTCTGACCGCTTGTGACTTTTGTGCTGTCACCTGACTCCCTTGTCTGCCATGTGCGGACAGGCTCAATCACATCACGCCTCGCATTTCCCAGCCCAGTAGGAAATAATTCCATCTGCCCTGCATAGATGGGTTGGTGTACTTGTCGCCTGTCATGTTTAAATCAGCATGTGTGTACCCCCTTGAGGACATCAATGCTTCAAACACTTGTCTTGCTTTCATAGCTTCTCCTTAATGTCATAAAACCAATCATCCCCTGCCGACCACTTGCGTGTGCCATCTACCGTCCAAATTTCTTTTGCCGCCTGGAAGTCAGGAAACTTGGTTTCAGCAGGAATAAGGCTTTGGTCATACCACAGGCATCTGTTGTTGGGTTGACAGGCAAACTGTCCGTTGTCCAACTGAATCCAATTGAATGACTTGTGTTCTTCAGCCTGTTCGGTAAAGCCCGTGTCTAAGTCCACACCATCAGCGCAAAAGTCCACGGTGAAGAGGTAGCGCCCAAAGTGCCATTGCTTGTCTTTACCCAAAAACTTCACGCCCAGGTTACGCAGACCAATCTTTTCAATGACGGTGAACCGATACCCCATGCAGTCCCACAGTTGCAGGGTGTCGATGGGTAAGCAGTTAATTTCGGTGATCTCGCCCTCTTTCCACACATAGGCGTGGATAGGTAGCTTGTCGTACAGCGCACCATACGCTGGCAATAGCGATTCAATGCGAAACACTTGGCCCCGCAAGGCTTTTAGACTCACCCAGATTGCAGGTTCAAACTCACCGTGACCTTTCTCAAAGTTGTACAGAAACTCACGCTTCACAAAACATTTGATGGGTGGCAACGATGCCACGATATAACTCATATCTTCTCCTCAATGTTCTTGACCAAAATGTCGAACCACTCATGTGTGGTCTTGCCTTTGCCCATCCCATCCATTGGGCTGATCGCAGGGCGCAGTTCCTTGATGAGTTGCAGGATGCGCTCTTTATCGCTTTCGATCTCCTGAAGAATTTTTGCTTTTGTGAATCTTTCTCCATCTTCAAACCCTTGGATATATGCAGTTGTGTTTTGTGCTGGTGTCATGTGTTGTTTTCCTTAAGTTGTTGCATCAATGCTTTCTCTTGCGCTGTCCAGACAAACGCATTTCCATATTTTTCATTCCAGTTTTCTGGCGGTGACAAATACCAATCCCACCATGATTGGCAGGGGCGAGGTGCTGGTTTTTCATCGGTCATGTGTTTTTCTCCTTTGATTTAGCAAACATTGCACGAGCGAACTCAACAATCACATAGTGGGTACCACAAGTCGCAAACTTGCCGTGGCTCATGTCGTAATCTAATTTCTTCCAAACCGCTTTAATCTCCTCATCCGTCAACTCTACCCATTCACTTTTTGGAAACAAAGCCCACACCTGCCCCAGCGGTGTAAACAAAGGACAGTCTCTGTCTGTACTTACCACGCCGTTGCTTGGGTCGTACCATGCTGTTGGTTTATCCATTGTTCTTCTCCTTGAATTTGTCTAGAATTCTTTGTGCAATGTGCCGCTTGAGGTACAAATCGGGTGTAATGGTGAAACATTCTTCAATGTCTTCATCGCTTAGATCGACCCATGTGCGCTGTGGTGGTGGGTAGTTATTGCTACTACATGCAACACATTCGTAAAGCACCTTTGCTTTGCATTCGGGGCATATAGGCTCTTGCTCAATCTCTTGCCCCAACCTTTGCACATCACGCATGGGGTCTGACAATCGTTCTTTGAGTGCGGTGATTGCTTCATTAACATGGCGGCTTTGTGTGTAATGCATTTTCACAATGTCCAATGCAAAAAGCGCCAGCTTCATTGCCTCTTTGTCAGTCATACCCACCCCAATCCTTTAAAAACGGAAACAACTAAAGCAGTTGTGCCGACTATTAATGAGAACCGTCCCTCGCAGTGTGGTGCTATATAAATTGTGCCAATCAGCACAAGCATTTGTGTTTCAGTCATGCTTGTTCTCCTCTGGCTCTAATGTTCCGTGCGATATACCCACCAACATCATCTTGCCGCTTGCTCCATTCGTCAGCCACCTTTGCACACTCCTCACGCTCTGTTGATCGCTCCTCGGCCAGTAACTTCTTTATTCTGTCGCCATACATCGACACCACAATGCTTGGAAGGCCAATCTCTCTGGCACGGTCGTACAGCTTGATGTCATCCAGCGTTAAGGTAACAGTTATCTCAGGGTGAATCATGCTTGTCCCCTTACCCGAATCGCTTGGGCGTTTGATTGCAACAGGCTACGCATGATGTGGCTTTCACAAGCCATAGCGTTTGCGTCAAGGATGGCGGCGCATGCTTCACGCTCGGCCAGCACAGCTTCATCAATCAATATTTGCACCAAGCCCAACAGGTCTGATGCAAATTTTTTAGCTGTAATTGGTTTGTTCATGCCTCCCTCGCTTTCATCATTGCGTCTGCGATTTTGTAAGCTGTCTTTGCAAGGTCTTCGTAAGAGGTGTTCACACTTGTTCTCAACATCGCCTTGGCCGCAAAGTAATCCCTTAATGACATGCCTGTCATGTCAGTCCTGTGCGGGTTGGGGAATGCTTGTTCCATTTTTGTGTGCTCCATGATCTGTCGCTTGCGCCAGCCGCTGGTGTGTTCCCAGCTACCTTGCTTTAAAGATAGCTGTTCAAATGCTTCGTCTTCCGGGTCTTTCATGTGTTCTTCTCCTTCAAGGCTTGCTCAATGGCTCGGGCGTAATCTTCTTCCCATCCAGCACAACTGTTAAACCCAATTACCTTGCTTGTAATTTCGTTGATCTCCTCGTCCGTCAGCCCAACCCAAGGACGCTTGGTGCTGTCGTGCGTCATCTTCAGGTATTGATGCACATCCCAATACTGCGCTTCCAACATGATTTGAGCGCATATGTTGCGGCGTTCCTCTGCCGTGTAGTCGGCTCGGTTAAGCCAGTCTGATTGGTTTTTCATCTGTCCCCCCTCTCGTCCATCCAGAACCACAAGTGCATCAGCCCAACAAACACAAGGCCGCAGACAATGAACCCAATGCCGCCCAACAGAATCGTTGCAAGAATGGTTTCCATCATTCCTCCCCACATTCGTTTAAAGCCGTATTGGTCAAGTCCCTGACCAGCGCCAGCACCATCAATGGGTCGGCATCATGTTTGAAGTAGCTACGCACCGTTAGTTGAATGTCGATCAATGCGCCAACTGCCTTCGACCCGTTTAAAGCATGACGCAGTCTGTCCTGATCTTCCGGGTAGGTGAACTCAAGAACTGCTTTCATTCTTGTTCCTTACAATTGGTGTCCAACCAAACCTTGCCCACGTTGCCCGGACATCAGTAGCCGCAGAGGGCGTGTATTTAAACGCAGGGTCAAGAATGCTCTTGGGCCTATAAGTCGTGGCAGGTGGCACGGCCTTCAGTTTTGCTTTCATACTGTCTCCTTCGGGAACCAATCGGTTCGTTTGCTGCCAATCCAAAAACCTTGTGCGTTTACACACATGCCCTTGGCTTCCATTTCCTCGTCTGTCATGCACCTACGGTCAACGCCATATTGCCCGGTGCGGTGCTTCTCAAACGCCCTACTACTGTTGAAGTACTTGTGGCATGCCCCGCACTGATTTCTGTCTCCTCTAAGCGGCTTCATGTGGAACCTTTGTCAGCATTTCCTTGAGCAGGTCATCCTCAATGATTTCGCCAAACGATCTGCCTGACGGGAAACGCATGTTGGACGCTTGATTGGCCTTGAGTACATCAATGGCCTTGGTGATGCCATTGTTGTATCCGTTCAGGTACTGCTCACCAGAGGAAACCCGCATGGTCACAGCCTCCCTCATCAGTTGCGTCATGGGGGTCTTTGTCTGAGCGGAGTACTTCTTGAGCATGGTGTATTCACCCGGTTCAAGGTACGACAGGAATGGTATTTTTTTAGAAGGGGTCATGGTCGGCTTTCCAACTTTCAAATTCTTTCAACAGGTCATCAAACAATTCCTTCGCCACCTCGTTACCGTACAACTCGGAGCGGGACACAATCCCACATCGTTTACACAGTTCTGCGGCAGCGGAATCTTCGGTTTCAAACCCTATGAATTCCTGGAAATTTGTATCCTTGCACAACATCCCAGCCCTCTGGACTCTGTTGTTGTACTGGGTGGCAGACTCATCATCTTGAATCCGAACCACGGCACATGCGTACCGTGTCCCGACAAAGTCCCGTAGGAGCTCCTCTGGGATTTCGTCAGGGTGCAGGGACAAGGTCAGGATGTATCCTGTCCTGTCCTGCTTCAAGGCAACCTTACGGGCCTCAAACTGGAGAGCCATGGCTGGTGCTCTTCATGCCAAGCTGGTTTTCCAAATAGGAAATCACAGCCTGATAGCCAACGATCTGATGCTTGAGGTTGTCCACCTCCCGGTGGAGCATGATCAGTTCATGCCGAATGATCGGGACACCTCTGTCCTCAATTTCAGGTAGCAAATCAAAACTTTTCTTTAACTTGTAAGTGAAGTTGTGAATGTCCTGTGGCTTGACATCAACTGCCGCACAAATTTCTGCGGTGGTTGCGTTGGGGTTTGATCTAACAAAGGCCCGGATGCGGCCCTGTGCTGATAGGGGTCGTGGTGTTTTCATGGTTGCTCCTCAGAAGGGTACGTCATCGGCCATGTCATCAAACCCAGATGACTTGGCCGCAGGTTGGGGCTTGGCCGCAGACTCAGCAACCTTGCGCTTGATGCCAATACTCAGGTAGGTCTTCCCGGCCTTCGACTGCTTCTTCCAGCCGCTGAGTTTGAAGACATGCAATCCATCCACCGTCTGGACATTTGCCATGTCCTTGAGGTTGATTGCAATTTCCCCGTAATAGTCAGGGGACAGTTGGGACATCTTCGATTCAGCGGCCATGAGGCGACCAGCATCGGCTTTTTGTTTAAACGGTTCCATCAGATTTTTCCTTTTCGTTAAAAGTTGCCTTCACGTTGGTGAAGTGAGCCAAGACCTTCTTGTAAAGGTCGTTATGTGAGCGTTTGAGGTCATCCAGTTGGCCTTGGTTGGCCTTCCAGTAGGACTTCAATGCGCCCATATCCTTGCAAATATCACAGTACTTGATCATCCCGTCAGCAAACAGTTCCTTGTTTGCAAGGTCTGCATCCCCGGTTTCCACGGCCTTTTCGATGGCCTTGGTTACCATGGCCTCAACCTCTGCTGTATCGGCCTTTGTGATGACCTCTGCGTCCTGCATCGGGAGATCATCTCCGCTGTAGATGTACAGGCCAAGCCCATGCAGAGCCAGCGCCTTGGTCATGCAACGCATGATGGCGGTGTTGACCTCAAAGGCATTGGGAGCCGGGATGGGCTGGTTGCGGTGGTTCATCACCGGGAGCATGCAGGTCATTGGCTTTCCAAACATGGTGACGGTTACCCACACCAAGCCCGTGCCGTTTACATCCATGTACGCTTTGCCATCAAAGGCGTGCACATTGAATGAGGCGGCGGGGTCGGCCTTCAAAGCCTCTGCCCATGCCCATGCCCATGACAGGTAGGTCAGACCATTCTTCTTCTCAGTATGGTCGTTGACGTTCAGTTTCAGCAGGTCAATTACGTTCATTGATTTCTCCTTGGTATTGTTCGCACCACTGGGCGACTGAGCAGTAGTTGCCTGTGCATCGCTTGGGTTCGGCGGGTCGTTCTTCGACATATCCTTTTTCCTTCACAGCCAGTTCATCGGCCTCTTCACGGGTTTCAAATAAACGGATGGCTGTTTTGCGGCCTTCACGTTTCACGGCAAAGACGGGGGTTGATTTCCATCTTTCTTCATCGGAGCAGAACGGAAGTTCTTCCCCAAAGTCATGGGACACCTTGGCGTTGCGGTGCATCTCAAGGCGTTCCCGGATATAGGTTTCGGTGGTGACTGCATCCCACAGGGGGATGTCAACCATGTCAATGGATGCCCGTGGGTATCCCTCTTTAACCTGTCTGCGGTTGAAGTCCCGAATGAAAGCGCAGATCTGAAGCTTGATGACCTTCTTGCGCTTGACGGTTTCAACGAACCACTTGTAAATGTTCAACTGCTGTTGCCATTCAACCTTTTCCTGCATGAAGGCCCAGGCGCTGGTGAACTTGTAATCGGTGATGACAACCCCCTCTGGGGTTTCCTCTTGCAGGTCGATGGCCCCGCTGATGGTCACGCCGTCCACATTCACAAATAAACGTTCCTCATTGATATGCTTGTCGTTCACTGCGTTTTCCATGTTGATATGGATGCCCTTGCCAATGAACTGCCAGCCCAGGTCAGTCACATCTGTTTCGATCACATCATCGTATTGTTCTCGCAACCTTCGCACTCTGGGTGGACTCATCAACTCTGTGACGCTATACTGGGATGCGCCCTTTGAGTATGTATCTTTCGACACCAATGAGACGAGGGGCGCTGGTAAACCGTACTTGTTGGTAATCTTCATTTGCTCTCCAAAGGTTCGTTATGACATTACAACGCAATGATAGCGATAGTGTTGACAGCTTGCAAGCACTTTCTCAAATTATTTTTGGTGAGCCTGCCAGCAAGGCCAACTCAAGGAGGCTTGTTCACTACGGCGGGATGTCCCGACTGATCAAGTCAGCCAAGGCTTTGAGCTATGCGGATGTGTTTAAACAGCAATGCAGGCCATTGGCAAGGCTGATGGAGGGGGATCTGCGTGTGACCATGTGGATCTTCTATGCCAGCCGCAGACCAGACCTGGACGAGTCATTGATCTTGGACTTGATGCAGGGCCTTATATATGCCAATGATCGGCAGGTGAAGGAGCGGCATACCTATTGGGGCCTTGACCCCGATAAACCACGCACGGAGATCCTTGTCGAGTGCATCCCGGAGGTAGCTCCAAAAAAAAGCCCCACCGGGCAGGGTAGGGCTAAATCCAGGAGGAACATCTGAAGGCCCCAGTTTACATCAGACGCAGATACGCATCTGAAGTACCTGTTTTTTATTTGACGTTATTTGACTGAAGCCGTGCGTTTAAACAAACATAAGAAATTTTATGGCGGACGATTTGGCATCTTACCCACCATTAGTTTAAACAAACACCCGCAGCAGCGGTAACTTGGGGGTTGGAAGATTGCAAAGTTTTTGGTATGCTTGGGATTCCAAGACGCATGGGGATTGTGGTACGCCGATAACAGTGCCATCCTTGCAAGGCAGTCCCCAGCCGTGTTGGTGTCATCAGAATGTTGAGTTGCCAGAAGCTTTGTCCGGGCCGGGTGAAGTTAGGCAAGTGTAAAAAAGCAATTGATCATTGCTTGCCGCAATCCGCTGTGTGCCCCTCCCTTGGATTAGGCCACGACACCAACAACCTACACGCATACAAGCTGGATGCCCGAGGTGACGAATCGTGGCTGTGGATGAGCAAACGATATTGCCGTTCAGCTTGTAGCCGTGTTGGATGGTTCATGTGGTTGCCGACTCTTTTGAGTTCTTGCGCCACCGCTGGTAATTCCTCCCCAACAAAACCCACCATGCAACTCAGGTATTGCACAACCTGATTCTGCGTGATACAGTGCGAACATTGTTAGGCGTGGAAGCCGAAGCATGAAAGCCGTTAATGAAATCCCGACCCCGAATGGGGTGGCCTGAGTTCACAAGACTTGGGTTCTTCCACCGGGGTTTCCTTAACGGCTTTTTTGTTTTCTACGCCCATCAATCGGACTCCATCCGATAGTAAGAGGTCAACCTGCCTGCGTGGAAGAATAGGGTACACGGTATGCATCGTGTGATTGATGATGGCGAATGCACAGACTGATGTGCAGTGTGAAAGGGTAAGTTAAATACTTTGGCGAAGACCCTAATTAATCGGCAGTTCAAATCTGCCCGCACTTGGAGTGCACGCCAATGCTGGAGATCAGTACCAGCCACCATCATCAATCACACGGGCTAGGGGGCAGTTCCCGAATAATCCGTGGGGCTGGTCGAATCTGTAAGCCTGGGGGTTAGGAAACTAACATACAGATGCCGTAAGGCGGTGAAACATTCCCCTCCCTGCTTCATTTTTGAATGGGGTAGGGGGGGTCTTTGGGTGAAATTAAGTAATGACAGGTAACAGGCCCCTCAAGGGGCCAAGGAACACAATGAGAAAGCCCTTTGACCCAGCCGCTCACCAAGCCTTTGACAAGCTGGGACGAGACAGGGTGAAGCATTTCTTTCAGGACTCTTACGGGATTGAATTGCAGGACAACGCAGATCCTTACGGGGTTGACCTGATTGCTTACCGGGCCGGGGTCAAGGTAGGCTACGTTGAGGTGGAGGTAAGGGAATCATGGAACGCAGATGAATTTCCCTTTGACAGTTTACACATCCCCGAGCGGAAGCAAAAACTGTTGGACAATGATTTGAAGACGGTGCTGGTGTCTGTCAATCTTCACGGGACACGGGCCTTCATTTGCGATGCAGAGGTCATCCTCCACTCCCCGAGAATGGAACGTGGCAACAAGCATGTAAACAGCGGCGAGTTATTCTTTTTGGTTGACCCGTCACAAGTTAAACAAGTTTTATTGAGGAATGGAACATGAGAGATTACAAGAAAGAATATGCCAACTACGATGGCACAGAGATGGTCAAGAAGAAACGGGCCGAACGCAACAAAGCACGGCGCATCATGGAACGTGCTGGCGTGGTTAAGAAGGGGGACGGCAAAGACGTTGACCACAAAAAACCTTTGAGCAAAGGTGGCACAACGGTCATCAGCAATCTCAGAGCGAAGCCAGCTTCAGCCAACCGCTCATTTAAACGCAAGTCTGACGGCAGCATGAAATGAACGCAGACTTCATTGACCAGTTCCACTTCAATGATTCAACACGGGTGACCTGCCCGTTGTGCTCACCAGAGCGCAGAAAACAAAACCAGAAAGACATGACACTGACCCGCAAACCTGACGGGGCCGTTGTCTATCACTGCCACCACTGTTATTCCAACGGGTCTATCCAACCACACAAGGAGCGTAAATTGTCTGCTGTCCCCGCCGTAAAAATCACAAGCAACAAACTTCAGAGCCAGCACTACGATTACCTAAAGACCAGAGGCATATCCCCTCAGACCGCAGATCGAATGCGATTGTTCGCCGCCGACAAATATTTCTCCCGGCTATCCAAAACCGCAGATGCCATTGGTTTCCCGTACTACCGGGATGGGGCACTGGTATCAGCCAAGTACCGATCCTTCCCAGAGAAGGACTTCACACAAGACGCTGGTGGGGCACATGATTTCTTTGGGCTGGACGAGGTCAAGAAGGGTGAGCCAATCATCATCGTGGAGGGTGAGATCGATTGCCTGACCCTCATGGAGATTGGTTTAAACAATGTGGTCAGCGTGCCGGGTGGCGCACCCATCAAGGTAGCAGACGGTAAGGTTTCTGCGTCTGAGGACAAGAAGTTTGCCTTTGTGTGGAATGCCAGAGAGATCATTGAAGCGGCCCCGTATGTTGTGATTGCCACTGACCAGGACATCCCCGGACAAGCCCTGGCCGAGGAGTTGGCAAGGCGCATCGGCAAAGACAAATGCAGGTTGGCTAAGTTCACCGGCAAGGATTTAAACGAAGTCTTCCTCAGTGCCTCAGATGACTTCATGGTCGATGACCCGTCACAAGTACTGAAAGAAATTATTGACGGGGCCACCCCCTACCCCATCGCAGGGCTGTCGGATCCGAGCGTGTATGAGGATCGTTTAAACGACATGTTTGCGAAGGGCGTGGGTCGAGGCTTCAGCACCGGGTACTCATCAGTGGACAGCATTTACACGGTCGTGCCCGGTCAGATGACGGTCGTGACGGGTTACCCAAGTTCGGGTAAGTCCAACTTTGTCGATCAGATCATGGTCAATCTGGCAAAGGCAGAGGATTGGAAGTTCGCAGTGTGTTCGTTTGAGAATGCCCCTGAGATACACATCTCCAGGCTCATGGAAATTTACATGAACAAGCGGTTCTTTGAGGGTAAAAACCGAATGAGCGCAGACGAAAAGGCGCAAGCGTTTAAATGGGTGAAGGATCATTTCCTGTTCATCGATACCAACGGCGAAGAGCCAAGCACGATGGACTCAATCCTGGAAAGATCACGGGTCGCCGTCAAAAGAATGGGCGCACGGGGGCTGGTCATTGACCCGTACAACTACATTGATTTAAACAAGGACGCATCAGAAACCCAGGCCATCAGTGACATGCTCACCAGAGTTCAGAAATTCTGCAAGGCCAATGACTGCCACACATGGTTCGTTGCTCACCCATCAAAAATCACAAGGTCAGGGGTCGAGCAACCCCGGCCAGACGGCATGTCCATCAGCGGGTCGATGGCATGGTGGGCCAAGACTGACGTAGGGGTCACGGTACACCGGGGCCAGGACAAGGACGTTCAAATCGCAGTATGGAAGTGCCGTCACCGTTGGGTAGGGGCACAGGGCGAGACAGTCCTACAGTTCAACCCAACCGCCGGGACGTACACCGAAACCCTGGACGCCTTCTAATGTTTAAACACAGCGTGGCAGCAGGCCATGAGCTACCGGTGAGCTAAGTGTTTAAATTCAAACCGCAGCAGGCTGGCTGCCATCATTTGTTTAAACACTTGAACATGGCAGCGTGGATGTTTGGGAATTTCCCGCACAGGCGGGGGTAGCGGTTGACCCCCATCTGGTAGACCTCCCAACGATTGGTCAGGACGATGTAACGCTCACCTGATTTAACGTGGGACGGGTCGGGGACAAGGGCAAGGCCCTTACCAACCAGGGCGGGGTTGGAGATGGCCTTTACAGGCATAACAGGATAAGCACAATGACCAAAAGTAAACGGGCGCAGTTGGTTCTAATCTTCTGAACGTCCCGGTCGGTGAGGTAATCACGCATCAATGCACCTCGTCACGGGTCGGCCTGTTTAAACGGCAACCCGTGTAAAAGTATTCGGCCTTGAACATCCAATCCTCATGGGACATGCCATGAGAAGTCGCCATGATGGCGGCGATATGCAGGACAATTGAGGCTTTCATCTCTGGGTCGTAGGGGTAACCCAGGATCATGTGACTTAACTCGTCCAGCATGCGATTCTGGGCCTCTGTGAAGGCTTTTATTTCCTGGGCAGTGAGGTTAGACATGGTGATGCGCCAATGCCTTTTCTAACATGGCCCTGGCCTCTGGCCCCAGGTCACGGGCAAGTTGTTGCAAAGTCCACATATCCGCACGGCCCTTCTCAAACGTGCCGTAGTGGTCGGAGAATTGGTAAGTCCAATCCATTCTTTCAAGCAGTTGTTTAAACTCATTCATCTTGCTTCACCATTTCCAAAGCTTTGTCGATGCAACACATGGCCGTGTCCTTGTCCCCTTTGGTCAGCGCCATGAGGGCCGACTCCATGACCGCCTTGACGGTGACGGGTTTAAGCCCCAGGATTTCCTCGCCACTGAGCGGCGTGATGCCGTCCATGTCACTGCGCTCCCAGGTCTGATAAGCCCAGGTGATTGGCCCCCCATCAAACTCATTGCGATACAGGAATGAACGCTTTGCAAAATCATCATACGATGCATAACCCTGTGCGGCCACTTCAAGGGCGTGTTTCTCGTCTCTGGCTTGCACCAGCAACATTGCAACACTGATTTTTTTGCGCTTGTCAGTGGGGATCCCACCAACTATCATATTCACGGCGTGAAGTTTCATGCTTGCTCCTTGTTTAAACGATTGATGATGCGCTCCAGGCGGCGCTTGCTTTGCTTGTCCATCAGTTGACGGGCACGGGCGGCGTACTTGTTGCCCGATTGAGGGGCGCAACAGGGGCAGGTCATGCCCCCCGGCCCCACCATGTATGCACGTTTGAAAAAGCCTTTCATGGTTCCCCCTTATGCGGCTAATTTGATTTGATTGAATGCAACCTCACCCAACTTGGTCACGTCATCGATGCATACCGACTGAGGGTAGGTATCGGATATGTCCACGCCGATCCCCACGCCTACAGTGGTCAGACCCAGGCGCTGACCCGACTGCACTTGGAGCGAGGTGTAGTGAGCGCCGCCGCCATCAGTGATCACAAAGCACACTTTGCGTTGCTCAGTCCGGGCCAACAGCAACTCATGGGCATACTTCACGGCAAAGTAATCGTTGGTTGTGCTACCGCACCGCACCCCTTTGATTTCACCCAGGGCCTTCTTCACGGGCATGGCCCAGGGTTTCAGAACGCTGGTAGTCGATGCAAAGGTCAGGACGCAAGTGGCAACCCCGGCGGCATTGAGGGACTCCAACAGGGCGGCGCAAGCTTTGACCGCTGACTTGATCCGATACCCACTGGAAACCTCTTCCATTGACCCGGAAACATCCAGGACGATCACAACCGCAGAATCGATCCCCTCCACTTCCATGCGGCGTTTAAACAGGCGGTCATTGCCACGGGCCAGGGATGGCAAGGCCCGGACGTTCAAGGCCCCGGTCTTGCGTCCAGGTTGAAACTCTTCCATGCCTGACTTGTCAAACATGCGCTTGAGGTCATAGCGCATACGGGCGGGTACGGTCACCTGAATGTCGTGGCATGAAACACCAACGTGAGCGCCCTGGCGGGAAAGCTTTGCGCCCTTGTCATACGTCCCGTGACCCGTTGCGCCCTCAGGGATTTCTGCGCTTGGCTCAGTCTCCACGGCCAAGACCATCACGCCCTTTTTGTTGACGGGGCTGAACGCCTCTTTAGGGGCCTCTGGGGCCGCCTTAGGGGTAGGTGTACCCTGACCCTTGTCGCCGTCTTTTTGGGGGCCTTCCTGGCCGTCTGAGGGGCCTTCCTGGCCGTCTGAGGGGCCTTCCTGGCCGTCACCTTGGCCTTTGCCCTGGCCCTCACCGTCTTCACCTTGGCCTTGGCCGTCTGCGCCCTGGCCTTGGCCTTCACCGTCACCGTCACCTTGGCCTTCACCGCCGTCACCTTGTGGGGGTTGTTGGGGGGGTTGCTTAGGGGTTTTCTTTGGCGGTTGTTGGGGCAGGGCCTTCAATTGATCGAACACCCACTCAGCAATGTCCATTGTGTCCCGTGTCCCAGGCAAGCCGGGGCGGCATGCGTCCAGACGGTGCACGGCCTCAGTGAAGATGGAGTGCAAGGGCAGGGGCAGGGGGATCACCTGCTTGGCATGGGGGCGGCACATAACGGCCAGAATGAACGGGTATTGAGCGGGATCTGACCAATCCTCAACCTGGGCCATGGCCTCCGCAACAAACCCATCGATCAGGCGGGTCAGCAGGGAGCGGCAATTGCCCGTCATGTTTAAACGAATGCATTCCCGTTCGATGCGGCCATCTTCAATCCCGTTGTGCAGGGCCATGATGTATTGACGGGCGGGGCGGTGGGTCACCACGTCAAAGTCGGTGAAGGCACGGTGCAACAACTCATGCAAAACCTTGCCGCAATACCGCTCGAAAACGGCCCCGCTGATGACGGCATCATCTCTGACAATGGACAATTCCATCTGCCCATATGAGTTGATGCATGCGGTGCTGACTTCAGTCCAGCGCAGGGTCACGGGGGCCAACCCCAGGGCAGAACAAACCTTGGGCACAAAGGCATCAATGCCCTGGCGAAACTCATAACCTCTTAATGTTTTCATTTTGATGTTCCTGGTGATAGTGTTAGTGTAACGCAACCAATATCGATTTGGTTTACAGGTTGTTGGCAATAAATTGCTCATCAATGTACGTCAGGCGAATGGCCTCCAGGGCATGGGCTGACTCAGCGGGTTGACGGGCGGCGATTGATTGTGCCCATGCATCAGCGGGACTCAGGTACTTCAATGCCCGGATGTAAGCAACCACTGACCTGATGCTTGGTGCGTCCACAATGTCGGCTGTTTCAACCTTGGCACGGGCGGCTTGGATGGCCTTTAGGACATGCTCTGCCAGATCGGCGGTGCAACCTGTGTGATTGACCACTGCTTGCACCTCTTGCGCCAAGGGCAAAAACGTGAATTGAATGATCAGGCTGAACCGATCCAGCAGGGCAGAATTCATGGGGCGTGTCCCGGCATGGCGGCCCGTATCATCCCCATTGCCCAGGGTATTGTCAGCGGCGAACACCAGCACTCCAGGGGCACGGCGGTGCGTTATTCCCCCATACGACACGGCACTGTTCGGCTCCAGGAACCCGTTCAGCACGGCCAACTCACCGGGGTCTGCGTTGGTCACTTCGTCCAACAGGATCACGCTGGATGGGGCGGTGAAGGCCATCAGAAAATCCTTTGGTTTAAACACCGTCTCGCCGTTGGTCAAACCCTCTGCACCTGCATAGTCATCAGCAGTGGTGTATTTGTGGAAGTTGATCCGTTTGAAGGCACGGCCTGTCCGGGCGGCAAACTGAGCGGCCACGGTTGATTTGCCCGTGCCCTTTTCACCGCCGAACCAACCATTGGAAACCGTGTCCTGGAAGAAGGCCAACGATTTGATAATGTCAGCAGTCCAGATAAACATGGGATCGATGGCCGGGGCATCTGGATGCGTGTAAACATCAAACATCAGGGGACGGCCCTTTGTGTCGTTCACTTCAATGCCAAAAACACTCAGCGCAGATTGCCGGACGCTGGTCAACGGGGCGAGAGCGGCCACAATGGACTCAGCACCAGCACCACGCACCGCCGCCTCAAAGGGGGCAAAAGCATCAGCGATCAAGCGGCCAACTTGGGCATGCACCGCCTGGGGGTCAACCCCTTGCACCTTTTCACCCAATGCCTGGGATGCCTTGCGTAATTGCTGAACCTCAAAAGCCAGGGATGCGGCCCCCTGGGCGGCGTTCTTTGACTCACTGATGGCCTTGTCCGCACGGGCGAGGGCATCAAGGGCCGATTGTTCAGCACGGGACGCAACCGCCTGGACGGCATCATTGATCTGGGCAGGGGCGGGTGCTTTGGCCCCGGCGGCCTCCATGTCGGAACGGGTGAATGCGTGGGCATCCAACCCACTGAGCAACCAGCCAAAAACATCATTGGCGTTTGCGCCGACAACGGGTTTGTTGTTCAGTGCGTTGTAAGCCCTGATGCGAACGCTGAGGGGCAAAGACTGAATGAATTGTGCGTTTGTCATGGGGGTCACCTTATGCGAGTTGAAACAAAGAACGGTCATTGGGGCAGATGGGCAGGTTCGTAGAACCGTCAGCGGCATACACCCATTTCTGGGTGAGGCGCACGGCATAGTTGCATTTGGGGCACTTTGCCAACAGCATGCGAGTGCCCTGCTTGGGCTTGAGGTACGGGTTGACCTTGGCATGCGGGTACAGGCCCAGGGACTCCAGCAAAGCTTGCGCCTGAAAGCTTGGCCCTGCAATGGTGCGTGTCCAGGGGTTGGCCGTTTTGCCATCAGCGATCAGGCCCATGTCGATGGCGATCCGCACAAAGGCGGGGCCATGCTTGGATGCCCCCAGGGTAGCGGCACACAAACCATGCACCAGACGGGCCAAGACAGTGTGGGGATCGTCTAACGTCCATGAGACAGTGATTTCAACCGCACGGTCAGAGGACTGAGAGTCACTGAGGGCCACAACCTCCAGGCCGTGGCGGCTGAAGTTGGGGGTCTCAGCACAGGCAACCCGAATGGATGCCGGGAGGGGCGCACCTGCCAAAACAAACTCAGGCCGTAGCAGGTCAATCGCCGCTGTTAGCCACTCTTCACGGGTTTGATACATTTTGTTTCACTCCAAGGTTAAGGGGAAAATGCCCACTGCAATGCCCCGTGGGGCATGGCGCTGGTCACTCTTCGTTGAGGGCCATGGTCACAACGTGGCCCAGGTAAAAACCCCCGGCCACTACCAAGGCCATCCACAAGTAACCCCCGGTCAGATTTTGAAAACCCACATAGATAAACAGTGCGGACACGATTGACATGAAGACGTTGTACATGGTGAAAGTCCTTTCGGGTTGGTTTAAACAAGTGTCAATGATAGCACTACAACGGGTCAGGCAATATCAATGTTGACATGAAGTTATTAGGACAAACCCTCATGTACAAAACAACAGTGGTTGGCGATTGGATGCCTTCTATATAGATGCACCAATCCCTGGCGTTTGAACTCATTAGGATTACAACCGCAAGTGTTACTTGTGGCATGGAAATGAGTACATATAGGAAAGTACTAGAAAACGATTTAAACGGCCTACAAGGCCCCTAAAGGGCCAAGCCAAGGGGTAGGTGGCCTGATTTGGAATAACGCAAGCAAGGGGCCTTCTGATGCGTTCTAGAGGCATGTCGGTTTGTACAGTAATCACAGGGTTATCCCTTAGAACTTTCCTGCGTTTTGAATTCATATGCACTACAGGCCAATGCTAATGTGTGTACCTCTGAGGTATGTGTATAGGCTTGTGGGTAAGGTTGTTGATGAAATTGTGGACAAATGAACAACCTGTGGATAAGATGCGAACAATGCTGGGTGTTTGTCCAGTATGGGAATAACCACATATACAAGGATGTGAGCAATGGCTAACATAGGCAAGTTGAGTGCGGATCAGTACAGGGCGGCGCTGGATGAGGCGATGCAGGATGATGATCAGGTTGATCAGGATGAACCGGGGGACTTTGAAAGCGAAGCGGATCGGTTGGCCCATGTCGCAGATAGACCAAGAGTAAGGAAGGACGGGAAACCTGTGGGTAGTGAATGGAAAAAATACCAACCGCTCACGGCCCTCCAAAGAGCATTCTGTCAGGGAGTCATAGAGGGGAAAACACTCAAGGCCGCTTACAGATCGGCATACAACACCAATGCAGGGGATGCAACCGTCTCAGCCAATGCAAACAAACTAATGAGGGATCCAAGGATCGCAAAGGTGCTGGAAGAGGCATGGAGCGAAACCATTGAACACCTTGCAGATGATGCCGCCGCATCAAAGCGGTATGTGCTGAAGCAACTGTTGGCACTTAGTAAAAGCAATCAACCAGGAACCCAACTCAGAGCCTTGGAACTCATGGGCAAAGCTTGCGGACTGTTTACACCCATGGTGAGTGAAGGCGATGCGCCTGTGAGCGCTGATCAACTCAAGCGTGAACTGCATGCACACATAAGACTGCTGGAGCGGAGCACTGGTGTCGGCGCACAGGACACGGTCATCAAGCGGTTGCGTGTCCCGGTGGCGGTTGACGATGGGCAGGACGGCGAGGGTACGGTACTCCAGGCCCCCCTGTAGGCCAGCGACCACCCGCCTACGCTCTACACTGTATTCCACTCATACCCTCCCCATCCCCCAACAATTGTTCGCATTCCCACCCCACCCCCTTCATCCAGGAAAACCCTAACTGAAGTGCCCGTTTTAAAACAGGGGGGTATATATGTGAGTGAGTGCTTGCACGAACACTTGTTCTCGTTTAAACTTCGGCCATGGAACTTGTAACTGAACGCAGAAAGCTTGTCCTGGACTTCATCCGGGCCTATGTGCGTTTACACGGCATCCCTCCGAGCTACGATGTGATAGCCCGTGGACTTGGGTTGAAGTCCCGTTCCAATATCCACAGGATTGTCCACAGGCTGAAGTCCGATGGTTTCATCACTGTCAAGCCCAGGAAGTTCTACGGTGTCCGGTTGGTTGATAAATCTGTTGAGAAGATGTTGTCCCTATGAGTCTCCTAACCCGTAAGGAAGTGGACGGCTACATCCAGATGGTGGACAGAGTCCCGGATGCGGAGCGTAAGAAGATCTTTGCCCTGCTGGAGATGGACAGGGTTGAGAGGTGTCGGGAGTCCTACCTGTTCTTTGTCCAGCAGATGTGGCCGATATTCATATCTGGGAAACACCACCAGATCATGGCAAATGCCTTTGAGCGTGTTGTCAATGGGGATTTGAAACGTCTGATCATCAACATGCCTCCCAGGCATACCAAGTCAGAGTTTGCCTCCTACCTGCTTCCAGCTTGGTTCTTGGGCAAGCACCCGGAGAAGAAGATCATCCAGACCGCCCACACTGCCGAGTTGGCCGTGGGGTTTGGACGTAAAGTCCGCAATCTTGTGCAGTCGGAGGATTACAGGAAGATTTTCAATACGCAGTTGTCTTCAGATTCAAAGGCCGCTGGCCGGTGGAACACGGACAAAGGCGGGGACTACTTCGCTATCGGTGTCGGGGGAGCCGTTACCGGAAAAGGCGCAGATATATTGATTATTGATGACCCGCATTCTGAGCAGGAGGCCAAGCAGGGCAACCCTGCGGTGTTTGACAATGTCTATGAGTGGTACACATCTGGCCCTCGTCAGCGTTTACAGCCGGGTGGGGCCATCATCATTGTGATGACAAGGTGGTCAAAAAGGGATTTGACGGGCCAAATCCTCAAGAATTCGGAAAAAGATGGGGTAAATGAGTGGGAAGTGATCGATTTCCCCGCTATTTTGCCCTCTGGAACCCCGTTATGGCCTGCATTTTGGAAGAAAGAGGAGCTTGAGGCCCTCAAAGCTGAACTTCCAGTGTCCAAATGGGAGGCCCAGTACCAACAAAACCCCACATCAGAGGAAGGGGCCATCATAAAACGGGATATGTGGCGGCTTTGGGAGAAAGAAGACCCTCCCCCTTGTGATTACATCATCCAATCATGGGATACAGCCTTTGAAACCAACAACAGGGCCGACTATTCGGCCTGTACCACCTGGGGAATCTTTGATCATTCCGATGGGAAAGGAAACCTACGTCCAAACATCATCCTCCTGGATGCGTTTAAACAACGTCTTGAGTTCCCGGAGCTAAAGAAGAAGGCGTATGAGATGTATCAGGAATGGAACCCGGACACATTGATCGTGGAGAAGAGGGCGGCTGGCGCTCCCTTGATCTATGAGATGCGTAGGACAGGAATTCCGGTGTCGGAATATACACCGGGCAAAGGAAACGATAAGATCGCCCGTGTAAACGCTATTGCTGACCTGTTTGCGTCCGGGATGGTTTGGTGTCCAGATCACCGATGGGCAGAGGAAGTCGTGGAAGAAATGGCTTCGTTCCCCAACGGCGACAACGATGACCTTGTGGACTCAAGTAGCCAAGCTTTGATGCGGTTTCGCCAAGGCGGGTTTATTTCCATCGAATCTGATGAGCCAGATGAACCCATTTATCGCAGGAAAGCGGAGTATTACTAAGGATCATTATGTCTATTGACAAAGCACTTTACCCTGCCCCCACAGGTATGGATCAAGGCGTGA